AGGGCTTCAGGCTCTCCTTTGAGGGTAACATTTGACATCGTCCGTGGTGATTGTGAATTAAGATTTATACCCTCTGCGGGTGTGTAAGTTCTACATGAATAACAAAATCGTGAGCCATTAGAGTATAAAGAATTAGCATCTGATGACCCACAATTATCGCAAGGCTCATGTCTTACAAATTCGCCTTTGTCTAGCATTATATCAACCAATCAAGTGGTATTTCGTGGTATGCAGTCCATGGTATGTCGTGTTTGTCACACCATTTAGCATACGTTGTTTTAGATTTCTTTGAGATAGTATTATAGGGTGATTGGAATACCATTCTCAAATCTATATCTGGATTATCGCGTTTAACGGCAAGCACTTTACGTCTGTCTGCTGCGTCCCAGTATCCTTTTGTTTCCAAATAGACATGATTTGGGAGCAGGAAATCAGGAGTATAATGATGCTGGATAACGTAAGGAACCTGAGTTGATTCGTATTCAAATGATACTCCTAGTTCTTTTAATAAAGTTGCTACTTTCTCTTCAAGTTTTGAACGGAACTTAGGTTCCTTTTTATTTTTCAATTTATCATAGGCTTTCTGAGCCCATACTGTGTAATCAGAAGTCTTCGTCATCTGTAGTGGCTACTGTTGGTGCATCAGTAGATAGATAACCCTCTGTTTTACCAAAAAGGTCAGCTACTTGATCAGCAGATAAGTCATCTTCTTTAACACCTGCTTCGGTATTCAGCTTAACAACCTGTACCCCAACCAGCTTAAGAGAACTACCATAGGTAACTCCATCTCTAAGGATATAAGGTTTCTGATAGTAACCAAGCTTAACTGTAGATCCTCCATATAACGGTGTCTTTGTATCTGTAACAGGTGAGCCCTCTGTATCAACTACAGGAGGTCTCTTATCTTCTCCCCAAGAGAATTTAATTTTATATCTCCCTTCTGCTACTTCTTCCCAAGGTGTTGGTTTAAGTGTAGCTCTTTTAGGATTCTTGAGCTTGGATTCAGCCCACTTAAGGACTTCTTTCCTCTCAGTTTCTAGCTCGTCAATGACATTCTCATCAACTACAGCCGATAAAGAATAACCAAATTTACCCGGTTCGAGTATAGCTTGGAAACCCTCTAGTTTAATCTCAGTAGTAACGTGTACGTTCTTAGGCATTTAACAAAAAAAGTAAGTTGAATCAATAACCGATTCAGGTTGTAAGTCACCTATAATCGGTGGTTTAGTCTCCGCCCCTATTTGGGCAGCAAACTCTGTGAGATAGTCATGCTCTGCGAACAGGTGCATATATGTCTCTCTTATTATAGCAGATAACTCGTCCATGTCAACAGCTCGTGTTAGAACGCTGTCATGAATAAGTGCAATAGGATGGTGAAACTTCTCTACACTAATATGTAGTAAGCTTGCATCTAATGAGTGTATAAGATTGGGAGCTGTAGCTGCTTTGTGTCTGGCCAAGTCTACTATAGGCTTCCCATCCTTATCGAGTTCAACGGTCTTAGCAGATAGTTTACAACTACCTAATAATTGTAGATTAAACCTTTCCGTCTTACGTTTCATTATACGTTGTGTTACCACAAATCCAGAAGGTGTAACCCATTTTAATTCCGATT